CTTTGAGAGAACCTAAAAAAATTACAGTGAGGCAGATGCGTCTCAAGATGATTCTTCACGAAGCTCTTGACTTGGCACACTCTATTTGTGAACACCAAGACGCACAAGAGTGTCTGTGGGCGTGGGAAATGGTTGACGAAATTGATGATGCGGCGACACGAGCCGGTGTCAGGTATCAATAATTTCCTCACCTATATTAAATGGAGTACGAAAAGCTCAAAGAAAAAGTTAAGATGCTAGGCTTTCGCGTCACCAAAGATGTCAAGGGTAAACGCACAAAACTTTCAAAGAAAGAGCTCATGGCGAAGTTGCCCAAAAAGACCAAGGCTGAGCCATCTCTTGAAAATCAAGCCAAAAGTGCCAAGAAGTTTATCAAAGTGTGTAAAATGGTCCTCAAGGAGGCTGAACCAAATCAACCAAGAGTACAACGTGTTGCCCAGCCAGTACGTATGTCACCAAGACGTGCGACCATGCCACCCCCACCTCCACCACCACGACCCATGAGCCTCAATCCACGAGCTGCTCTCCTCGCAGACCTTAAGGCTAACCTGAAGAGACGAGGTCTCACAAAGAATGATTAGGCTTTATAGAATTTTAAACTTTTAATTGGAGTTTTAAGGCATCGCATATTTTGAGGTCCGCTATATGTCATTTTTACACCCGTCAACCCCTGTTTATCATATGTGTCTACCTTATATCCACTTGTGATAATGAATGATTTAAAACCACTCTCTACATCAATTATACTTTCATCTCCCGTAGTCTTTGGAAGTGATTCACCTATCACTTGAAGTACACCATCTTCCTTATAATCACATTCAGAGAACACATGAAGTCCTGGTGTTTTTGCGAAGGTTTCCTGTCTTTGTATAGCAGCTTCCTCCAACTGTGATTTTTTCATTTCATTATATGCTACGTATCCACCTCCAAGCATGGAAGATACACAACACAATCCTAAAACGATTGCGGCCATTTAGTATTATCATACAAATTTAATTCCAAATCTCTTTGCCATAAACCTTTGTACCTCTGGAATCGTTGGTTGACTCCAGAGATACCAACGCGACCAAAACCCTGCACCCCCAATACCACTTAATTTCCAATCTTCTTTGTCACTTTTGTCTATGTTACGCATCATTCTGTGTATCATTGCCGGCTGGCGTTCAGCCACAATACGTTTTGGAATTTGACCACCATGTCTGAGGACATACGAGCGCATTCGTGAAGGATTCTTGTGTTTGGTGTAGTCGGAATACCCACTGGCACCAAAGTCAACAGTCCTGCCGTCTCCTAGGATTGCCCTGAACTTCTTTTTACGATCTGGGCTACGAACAATCTTGACGTGCATACTTACAATGTATAGCTAATTTATTTTCGGCAAGCACCACAGTACCCCTCCTTCTTTGGGAGTGGCGCGAAGAAAAGGCGTTCTTCACCCCGCTTCACGCGGTACATGTGATCATACATGTGGAGAAGACCAATGGTGAGAGCCGCGGTGGAGACGACAGCCTTGTTCATCTTACGCACAGACCACGCGTAAGCCAAAATAAGACCAAAAATGGTCAACTGGACAAGAGTCATCGAGGGGAGAAGTGGAACCTTGAATCGTTCTTCAAGTTCTGGGGTTTTCTTGGTTGGTTCTGGGGTGTATCGTTCCATTTGCTTGCCGTAACCTGGCATTTTTATTTTATACAGAGAAATTAATGTGGCGTCTCCTGTTATTGCCTGTAGTTCTTGTTCTTCACGATTATTTAAAGTCACCAATAGATCTACTTTATTTCCAGAGACCTCTCAGACCTCTGGTTGGTATGAGGAACACTTTGGTGGATATGATGTTTCACAAGTTTGAATACAATATCATGGATTACCCAAATCTGTGGTTTGTACGAGCAAACTATAATAAGATTTTATACGAATTTGAAAAGGGTGTCGCCGACGCAAAGAAACATTACTTTCATAAACTTGATCCATGGTTCAAGAAGAATAATAATTATTATTACTACAAAGTCAAGGATTTCCCCGAAGTTCAAAAAATAATTGATCAGATTTCGTGTATAGATAAAGACACCGCAATGTTTGCAGTCATAGATGGTCCAATGGCCATACCCGCACATCGTGCCGAGAGTAATCTCATGCTGAGATACCACTTAACAATCAAGGGTGGTAAACATTGTGTACTTTACACCGAAAATGGTGGGCATCAACACGAACCTGGAAAGGACTTTCTATTTGACCATTCTCGATTTCACCGCCTTGTTAAACGCAGTCTTCAGAAAAGAGTCGTTCTTATTTTGGACATCCATAGATTCTAGATGGCGGCGACACACTGCTTTGTAACTTTCATTACCACCCACGAGTTCAAGTTTATCACTTTGAACGATTCTTTTCGTAAATGGTCCAGGTGTTCCATTCTTACAATCCATACAGAGAGCCGACAACTTTACAACATCACTCGCCAACGGAATACAATCAATGACTTCTCCAAACTTTCGTTGCTTGTAATCTCCATCAAGACCTGCCATGATGACTGATTTTTTAAGGAAGAGACACATTTGTACAAATTCTTGAAGGTTTGAGAAAAACTGTGCTTCATCTATAGCTACGATATCGGCATTACAGAATGATTCTTTGATGATACAATGAGAAATATGCTCAACTTTGAGACACGGAAATTCAACACCATCGTGGGTCTTGAGAACTTCCTCAGGAGATCTCGTATCCTTCGCTGAATTTATGACCACAATTTTTTTGCCGATAACTTTGTAACGCTTAAGTCGGCGAATGAGTTCCGAAGTTTTACCTGAAAACATATTTCCCATAATAATTGTCAGACCCATTCTTACCTTTCTTTTAAAATAATCTTTTGTTTTTATAATGGTTGACATTCAAAGGTGTTATTACGATGGACACAAGGGGTGGGTGTCGGCAAAGTCGGGTAGAGTTCGTTTTGGTAACAAAATTTTTTCAAATATTCTAGAAGCTGTAAAGTATCTGCGTCACAAATAACCAGCATAATACATTTTTACCATCACACCACCAACCATTAATCCCGTTATAGAACTTAGTAAACAGCAGTTACAGAAAATGTTACAGGATCTCTCATCTTCTGGAATTGGTTCTTCTTTATCCCAACCCATTGAATTAAATCTACATAATAATTAAGATGCCTCTCACTGATCAGGAAATATCTAAAAAGGTTAGGGAATTGCGCAGAACCGAGGGTAAAATCTATGCACCCCTCAAATACTTTCGTGGTCTCAGAACCCTAAAGTCTGTGGAGACTCGCTACAAAAAGATGCTCAAGAAGGATTACGCGGATTTCAAGACGGATGAGGGTGTAAAGACTCGCACATCTTCATATACCCAACGATTTAGAAAGAAGTATCCAGGTGTCAAGTCCCTCCCAGAGATAGCGAAGGCTACAAAGATACCCCTCAAGACACTTCAAACGGTGTATAACAGAGGTCTCGCTGCGTGGAGAACTGGGCATCGTCCGGGAGCTTCTCCACAAGCGTGGGGGTACGCGAGGGTTCACAGTTTTGTCACAAAAGGGAAAACATATTACACGGCGGATAAAGATTTGAGATGATCAATTTTTATACAGTGTTTCATCCGATTTAAAATCCCTAATTTCAAAGGTAATTTCCCCTTGTCTACCACACCATTCTCTTTCTAGAAGGTTAATAAATTCATCCTGTATATACTTATACTCATACTTCAAGGAATTTTTAAATTTCCAGCCATCTACGTGAACTAAGAGTTCTCCCTTGCGATCCACAATAGATTTTATAGCTCCTATTACAGGGTAATATTCTTCATATTCTTTGGACTTTACGATCATCTGTTTAACCGAAGCAATCCGAGTGTCATTTCCAATACCATGGTATCGTACCACTTTGAATTTCGCCATGCGTATCTTACAAGAAGGGCAGCATTTTTTACTTCTCGTACAATAAATACATTCCTCCGGCTCAGATGTATCAAAGTTTCGAACAGTTTGTAGTCTCTCACGTCTCTCTTTGAGTGTCCCTTCAAGATTTGAACCCCCATCACACAGTTCTTGAAGGATATCTTCAGTTTTCATAACGTCTATATCCATTTTATATTTACCATGTCTCTTTAATCTTGTACCGTTTTCTGTGTCCATTAAAAACTTCTTAGCATCAATTTCGAACCAAGGTTCGGGTGTCTCACGTATAGTTTTATGAGTGTCACAGATCTCAAATACATATTTGAGCTTTCCTTTGTTTATAATCGCCACGTCAACAATACACTTATCACTTACACGATACTCGATCATGACTTCATCACCTTCTTCATATTCAATCCTTTCCTCAAATGTAGTACATTTACCACTCGGACCACTCGGACACGATCGCACAACTTTTTTGATTTTTCTTTGTTTCAATAAGAATGCAACAATGTGTTTCACCATTTTATGAATTTCACCTTCACCGGGATGTTCATAAAATTTACACTCTCGTTCACCGGGTTTGTGAGAAAAGTGATGAGCTTTAATATCACCTTTTTTTACAATGACACATTCTCCACATCCCGGACAAGAAAGACCACTCGCACTCTTTTCGACTTCATATGGTAATACATAATCACCTTCAAGTAGAGCACCAAGTGGAAATTTCGTCATTTAAAGTTTAATACTTATTTATCTTTATATGACTTCCAGGATTTCATGGAATGAGTATTTCATGAAGACTGCAGAACTCGCGTCGGTCAGATCGCCATGTGATAGACTCAACGTGGGATGCGTCCTTGTAAAGAACAACCGTCTCATAAGTATGGGTTACAATGGCTTCCTCGGTGGTTCTAATCACACCTCAATTGTGAGAGACGGACACGAACAGGCAACGATTCACGCAGAAATCAATGCCGTCACGGATGCGGCTAAGCGGGGTGTCTCCATAGATGGCACTGAAGCATATATCACACACTACCCTTGTCTCAATTGCTACAAGGCTCTCGCGAGTAG